GATACTCCATCTTCAGCAAGTTCATTTACTATTACAGTTTCCCAATATTGACTGGGTACCAAGCCTCCACCAACAATGTGATCTTGGCAAGAATAAAGCCAATCATGAAGCCAAGTATCTGAACCAGAAGTGGTCATCAGTTTCTCTACTATCAGATTACCGATAGTAACTCTACCAGCAGTTTTAACATCTCTGTTAATATCACCATGAGCTACCTGTTCTATCTCGATATCTGGCAAAGTACAAGTTTGAAACAGATATGTATTGATAGGGTGCTTAGGGAAGGTTATGCTCCATAAGAATTTCTTCCGAGGATTTTTTACTTTTGCTCCCATATATCTTAGAGTTTATTGATTAGACGAATCTTCTGAAATAGAAACCGATTTAGATGCAGAATCAATTACGATGTTAATCATAACTTCCTGCATAGGAACGATATCCTTATACTTAAGGATCACTTTATATTTACCCTGACGAACATCAGCTTCATTATTTACTGAAAGCTGATCATAAGAGGAAGCATCCTGGTCACCCATATAGGTATATTCTGACATGGCATCTTCATCTACCAAGTTATCCAAGATAGGTTTAATTTCCAGCCAGATCTTATTCCAAGTATTCCAAATATTTGGTTCTTCAAGATACTTTTGGAAAATGGGTCTTAAGCTCTTCTTGAGATAAAGGTTCAATCGAACTATAGAAAGGAATCTTTCTGAATCCTGTTTTACCTGTGAGGTAAATAAGTGCCAAAGCATAGTCTGTTTACCAGCATCTGGAGTATCCTTAATTACCATCATATTAACATATGATTGAGCCAATTCGTTCAGATCTGCATATCGAGAAGGAGAACCATAGTTCGGGCATACTGGACCTACAGCATCATAGATTACTCCACGGTTCATACCCGCAAATGATTTCCAAGGACCATATTGAGAAGCAGAAGCATCTCCCAATCCCACTACAGTTCCTACTACATCTGAATCTTGGAGATTACCATTTTCATTGTAGTATTTAAGACCACCACCAAAATAGGCAACATACTTAGAGTTACCAATTGTACCCAAACAGGTTTCAACCCAGGAGATGATAGCTTTCTTATCTCTTGGCTGATCACCCTGAGTATAGTGAGTAAGGTGTTTAGGAACTTCAATGTAATAAGTATATTCTTCGAGTTCTTTAACCATATCGGCAGCAGCCTTATGTACCTTAAGTACTTCAGCATCTTGTTCCAAATGTTGAGAGATATGGGAACAGAAGAGTTGGTATACATCGGTATAATCCTTTACGAATTCCAATGAAGCAATCCATTCGTCGGCAGTCGGTGTAGTACCTGCATTACCAATGGTACCATCGAAAGATACTTCTTCGTTAGTTACCTCTTTTTCTCCGATAGTAACAGTTACCTTATCTTTACTACCATCTACAGAATTAGTTAACCACTGAATCAGATTCTCCCAAGATTTAATGCCTTCTACCGTTTCAGTCATCTTCGGTTCGAGATACTGGGAATTCTTAGCAAATGCCGAGAGAGCCAAGTAATCGAAAGAAGTATTATTGAGAGAGTCTGCGGTTTTATAAGTGAGTACGGGACCTTGTTCTAGGATTTCTCCAGTAGCTCCATAGATCACATAGTAAATGGTATTAAATTGTTTATAGAAACCCACTCTAAAAGTTTCTCCAGTACCAATGGGATCTCCATAGCCTTTAGTTACTAATCCAAATCCTACGGTAGTAGAACCTGAGGTAATCTTTACCAAGGTTTGAGGAGTAACTGGGTCTGGGGTAGATGAAGCTACTACGGGAGATTCTTCTTTATCTGAAGCAGGCTTCAATCTTCTGGCAGGTTCACGAGTAGCTTTTACTACACCCTTAGTGGCACCTTTACCAAGTACTCGAATAATACGCAGCTTTGAACCACCTACAAGTGCCTTTTCGATATTTGATACAGAACCATCAGGTACTATCTCTTTTCCAAATTGTCTTTGGAATTGAGGATAGGAAGAGATGATTTCTGAGGGGTCATCGTATACACCTTTAGTAGTTCTAGCCAATACA